TTATATCTATTGAGTAGTCATCATTTATAGTATAGTTTACTATACCGTGTGTTGTAGCAAATTCTTTTATTTGGCTTATCTTTTCTTTATCACTTTTAAAGTCCTCATATAATTTAATATTTCCCACAAAGTATATATTAAGTTAAAACTTTACTTTTTAAAAATATATAATAAGCATGGAAAATAATAAAAAAGAAGGTGTTATAAACTTCTCAGTGAATGGGAATGCATCAATAGAAATTGATAAAACTAAGATATACATACACAAAAGCAAGACTTTAAATGCTTTAAATAAGGATTTAGTGAGTGTAAATGTTTATAAAAATAAATCAAGGCAAGAAGCTGAAGTAATCGAGGTATTAAAGAGAAATAGGAAAACATTTGTAGGTAAGGCAAGAGTAGGGAAAAAGACTATTTTTGTAGTTGCTGATGATAATAAAACACCTGTTGACTTCTATATAAAGGGTGGTTTAACTTGTAAAAATGGACAGAAGGTAATAGTAGAGTTTACTAAATGGAATGATGGTAAATCACCACAAGGGAAGATAATTGAGATATTGGGAGACTCTGGTGAAAATAATGCAGAAATGAACTCAATAATGCATGATTATAATCTACCAGTAGAGTTTCCTAGAGATGTTGAGAAGGAAGCATCCAAAATCCCAAAGGAAATATCAATGAAAGATATTAGCGAAAGGAGAGATATGAGGGGAATTAAGACATTCACTATTGATCCAAAGAGTGCCAAGGATTTTGATGATGCACTTTCAGTTAAGAATATTGAAAGTGGTTTAATAGAAGTAGGTATTCATATAGCAGATGTTGGACATTATGTAAAGGACGGAACTTTACTAAATGATGAGGCTATTAAAAGAGCAACATCGGTATATCTCGTTGATAGAGTTATACCAATGCTACCAGAGGTTTTAAGTAATGACATATGTTCTTTGAAGCCACATGTAGATAGATTAGCATTTTCTGTAATCTTAACTATAAATGAGGATGGTAAGGTATTAAAAGAATGGTTTGGTAAGACAATAATAAATTCAGATAATAGATTTACATATGCAGAAGCACAAAGTATAATAGAGGGAGATAGCCATGTATTAGATTACGAAGTTAGGATATTAGACACAATTGCAAGGAAAATAAGAAAGAAAAGAATTGGAGAAGGTTCAATAGAAATGGGTGGTGTAGAAATACAATTTAAGTTAGCACCAGATAATAAAAAACCAATAGGTGTTTATTATAAGGTACAGAAAGAGGCTAATAAGCTTATAGAGGAATATATGTTACTAGCCAACAAAGCAGTTGCTAAGAAGCTATCAAATGCACAAAGAACAGGTGTTTATAGAGTACACAACACTCCTTCTATTGAGAAACTTAATGCACTAGCAGATATATGTGAAAGTTTTGGCTATAGTGTAGACTTAGAGAAAACTTCTAATGATTTAAAAAAGGAGTTGAATAAATTACTAATAGAGATAAAAGACCAACCAGAAGAAAATATGATACAGACACTAGTAACTAGGTCTATGTCTAAGGCATATTATACTATAAAGAATATTGGACATTATGGGTTAGGATTTTCACACTACTCACATTTTACATCTCCAATAAGAAGATACCCTGATCTTATAACACATAGGCTATTGTTAGGCTTATTAGAGAATAAACCTAAGTCTAATCCTCTATCTATTGAAGAAGATGCAGAGTGGTGTTCACAAAGAGAAATAATAGCATCTAAGGCTCAGAGGGATTCTATAAAATACAAGCAAGTTGAATTTCTAATGGACAAGATTGGACAAATATTCCAAGGTGTCATCACTGGTGTTACTGACTGGGGCATATATGTAGAATTAACAGATAATAAATGTGAGGGTATGATAGCACCAAATGATTTAGGAGATGGTAAGTGGAGAATAGATACTAAGAAATATACAGCCGATAATAAACTAGGTGATAAACTATCACTGGGTGATGAAATTACAATTGTTGTAGATAATGTGGACTTGGATAAGAAACAGATAAACTTTAAAAAGTTTTAATTAGAACAAAAACTAGCACAAAAAAAACATGACTGAATATTCAGTCATGTTTTTATTTTTGTACCAATCCATAATTATTTTAGAACTCAAACTCATCACCACCACCAGTATCTGGACTTGGATCATCTGTGCCACCAATATCTAAATCATCACCACCGTCATCTATTGCAGAGTCGTCTGTGTCACCTGGTCCACCATCCATGGGAGCACCTCCCTCACCTTCGAAACCTTCAACACCATCTGCCGAACCAGCACCTTTATTATTATCTCTAGCCCAGTATCTTTCATTCTCTGCTTTCTCTTCTGGTGTTAATTTAAACACATTGTCCATAATCCATTCTATATGAAAGTATGGCTGTTCTTCATTTCTCATAACCCCTAATAAGCTACTAATAACCTCTGCCTTTTTAGACATATTATTTATCTTCTTCCAGTCCTCAAATGTTTGATTGCTATAGAAGTATATGTCTATTTGGTTTATAAAGTTTTCATCATCAGTAAGTTCTGGGAATTCTATAAGCAGTTGTAACCTCACTGGTTTGACAATCATTTCTTTAAAATTCGCTCTAAGTCTACTAATAAAGTTATGAAATTTTATCTCATCTCTGGTCATATCTGATGCATCGGTAAATAAATTACCACCACCATTTTCAGACTCGAATCTCTGTACAGGTATTTTAGAAGCTCTTTTGAGTGCTCTGTAAAACCAATTTAACATAGTTTCATCATTTAAATCATGACCTTCTTGCTTAACAAGTTCCATATCAGGAGTACCTGCATCACCCTCTGGGAACCATATTTGTTTATTATAATGCAATTGTTTAGAACCATTCATAGATAATGTTCCTAAATCATCATCCCATTCTACGTCTTCTGAATAGTCATGTATTAATTGTCCTATTTGTTCTTCTGCTCTTTGTCTAGACATTCCCTTAATAGGAACTGTAAATTTTTGATAAACTTGAGCATTTAATACGTTAAACATTATTCTTGTCTGTTCAAGTATTTTAAGTTGGTTATATGGTTTTATAAGACCCTCCACATAAGAAGTTTCTGAATAATCATTTTGTGTAGAATATGATATATAAACTATCTGTGAATCTAGAAATATTCTTCTTAACTGTGGATCTTCTGGATATTGTATCCATAAGTGTCCAACATTAGGTTCATAAGCAGGTACTAATGTGTCTGGTCTTAATCCATTAAATCCAATAATATTCTTCTTTTTATCATCAAATATTATTTCTGATGCTAGATACCCATCGATTAAGAAATCTTTCATCATATTCCACGCAGTAATATTGTCAGAAAATCCATACTTAGTATAAACTTTTTTGAAATATTCTAGATATTTATCTTGTATCTCTTGTGAGTATTCATTTGAAAGTGATCTTGCTGAACAAAAATCACTTTCATCGTTATATACTATACATTCATCACACACAGAAGATACAAAATCTCTTATATCATCCTTTATAGAATACTCTCTAAGTATTCTTCTTTTATCAGCATATGATTTGTCAAGATACGGAATAGATTTTCTACTTAATACAGATGATACAGCCCTTTGGCTGAAGAAATCATAGAGAGAATTTCCCTTTGATGAATAAGGATCTTCATTGATTCCTATACCCACTTGGTTTCTTATAATCATATCATTATAATTCATCCCGTAATTTGAAAGATTTCTAAGTATTTTACTAAAGATTCCTTTATTCTCTATTGCTGAATTTGCAGTACCAAAATCTGAACTAGTAGTATTATATGTTGCCATGTTCTATATTATTTTTCTTTATATCCCTATTTATTTTACTACACAAAGGCTTTAAATTTGTGTAATGATTAAGTTTAATTATTTCATCTTTATTATTAGCGGTTGATAGTGGTATAGTGTGATCAATATCCCAACCATGCATTAATTTGCCATTATAAAGTCCTTTGTTTTCCCAAGTCATCCATTCTTTAAAGTTCAATTCTAAATATTTCTTGAAATCTATAAAAGAACAACCTAGTATATTTTCGGTTTTGCTATCTTTTGAATATCCATTATAATAGAATGAGTTATATATTAAATTTCTAACATTAGTAACCATATTAAACAATGGATCACTGTTTCTTCTTTCTTTTAAGTATTTATTTCTTCTTTCTTTGTTATTTTTCTGATATTCTTTTTGATATCTTATTTTACTTTCCTTATTCTTGTAATAGTACTCTTTTGCTTTAATTTTTCTACTTTCGCAGTTTTTTAGGTAATTCTCTTTAGCCTTTAGACTTAATTCCTCTCTTTTTACTATATTTCTCTCTTTGAAATATTTGGCAAATTTCTCTTTATTATTCTCCCTATATTTTTTCGTTTTGTCTTTGTTCTGTATTCTATACAAGGCAGAACATTCCTTACAATTACTCCTATGACCATCTTTGGAAGATTTGCTTTTATTAAATAACACTAATGACTTTTCGTCTTTACATACACTACATTTCTTATTCATCTACTAGCATTCTTTATTTTATAATTATATCTACCAGATGGAGTCTTTTCATAATCAATAATACCATTTTTTACCCAGTTATGTAAAGTTCTCCTTGTTATACTATATTTCTCCATTACTTCTTTTGCTTTCATATAGTATATATTATAAATGAGATGCCCCTTTTCTATATATTTCTATATATTTCTACATTATTAATACTTTTTAATATTTCTTTGTAATCTTTTTATATGTCCTTTAAGGACATCGTATTTTTCAGATATCTCAGAATTAACATCATAAAAATCGCTTAATAATGATAATGTCATCTCTCTATGTCTCTGTTCTCTTTTAGCTAGCTTAGCTTCCCATATTTGCATAAGCTTCATAGGATCATATTTATTTTTTGGATGTTGGTGGTATAAGAATCTTGGAAGTATGTCTAAGCTAACTTTATGAACTACTTTTATTCTAGATACATCATATTCATTAAGAGCATATTCAAATCCCAACCTCCTAAGTTCATCATATATACCTTGTAGGTCTACTTTTAGATAGTTATTATCTTCAAAATCTTTCTCTGTTATGTACTTATCAAATAATAATACCCTAACCTCTAATGGTATAAAATTAAAGTTAACACCAAATGCTATAACCTTCCCAGACATCTTTCTATAATCTGCTAGAAATATTGGCGAGTATTTCATCCAATTAGACTCATCTTGGTAATGTAAAAAATAGAATCCACCATTTGACATTTTAGAAACTGGTATTGCATTAAACTCTTTTGTAGTTTTTGTATATTGCTCATAAAAGTATAAGCTGTTGTTCTTGAAATTATCAGAAATACTATTACCATGTAATAATAAATCTAGCTTTGTTCGTTTAAATAGTTCTGCCATAGTATATATATTATTTTAGAAAAAGAACATTTCTTAATATATACAATATGTTAAACTCAAAACCAAATAACAAAAAGTATCACCAAGGTAATTATAGACCTAAGAATAGAGATAAGATAGTTAAAATGAATTCAGAAGGTGGTGTCTATTTCAGAAGTGGTCTAGAACAAAGATTTATGGTTTACTTAGACATGAATGATAATGTTAAGAAATGGGGTGCAGAATGTTTGAAGATAAGCTACCAAAAAATGAATCCAAGTTCTGGTGCTTTAAAACAACATACTTACTACCCAGATTTCTACTATGAACTAAGAGGTAGTGATGGTGTTTTAAAACAAGTAGTTGTTGAAGTTAAGCCTATGAAAGAGTACAGAACTGTACAAATGCTTATGGAGAATAAGCTAAAAGTACCAGAAAATGGCTTAAAGAAGTTGAGGAATTTTGAATACGACCTAAAAATGGCACATACAAACAGAAGCAAGTGGGAGGCAATGATAAAGTGGTGTGATAAAAAAGGTTATAAGTTTATAATAATAACAGAAGAGCATCTAAAGCAGTATGGCGTTTAAATAACTAATATCTCGTTTAGGTTTAGTAAATTATTCATCTCATGTCTCATAAGCTTAACTGTTTCTAAGCCTTTTATTAAATTAGATTTTAATAAAACATCAATAGGCTCACCAATAGCTCTCTCGTAGTATTCTGGGACTTTATTCCTGCCACTATAGATTGATTTTAAATATTTGTCTCTAGATTGTAAATCTGAATGTATGGAACAACCACATGGTCTGTTATTATTCTTTTCACTTTCTTCCCATAGTTGTAAAACAGCTCTTATCATATATTATTATTTGTGATTATTATATATGAATTAATTTAAATGTTTAACTTTTATATAGCCATTTTTCTTGACCAGTCGAAAATATTCTATAATAACCCCTTTCGTTCATTATTTCTAACTCAGTCTTATCTTTATCAAATCCTTGTTTTACTAGCTTTCTTTTAGAGTAATTATATCTGTGTATTCTTTTCCCATTTATAACCCAAAAATAATTAGGTTTAGATAATGTATCAAAAACAAAACCTAACTTTTTATAGACACCACCACCAAATAATGATATGTCGGCATATGATATTAAATATTCAAACTTAGTATTGTCTACGAAATACTTAAATAGTTTAGAAGCACCACCAATAACACTAGTATTTAATTCATTACAAAACCTAATTAATTCATATTCTTTTTTATTGTTTGTTCTCCTCCATCCGAATGTCATTAAACTAACTAACTCATCATTAAAATATAATCCTAAGTTTATTGAAGAAGATGCATATCCTTGTATATGATTATTGTTTAGAAATAATTTATAATCTTTGGTATTGACCTCTCTTATATCACATTTTCTAGCATATATTCTATTATTTACTTTACCCAATCTATTCCTTATGATTGATTTTATTATTTCTTTCTTGCTATCCCAGTCGTCCTCCCATATATGTAGCAGAGATATCCCCTCTTCATTGCACTTATTTGTTTTACTGATATGATAATCACTACTTTTGAATAGTTCAGAGTGCCAGTATATGCCGTTACACTCAATAGCTATATTATATTCTGGTATGTATATATCAATCTCCTTACCTTTTAGTATTTTTTTATCATTTTTTATATAGCCAATTCCTAGACTCTCTATAAAAGAACCAACTTGTGTTTCGAAGTTAGAATATAATACACCAACTGGGTTGCATTGTGTACATATCATCTTACATGAGTTAAACCTTGCTCTTAATAAACCTTTGTTTATATCAAAGGTATTATTACATTCTTTATGTATTAATGAGAATATCTCATTTTTATATGAATTAAGTATATACTTATCTGATATTAGTTCTGCATATCTTTTAAATGTTTTTCTCTGTTTAGTATTCTTTGCCTTTAACTTAAAATTTTCATTCTTAGAAGGATGCCCACC